GGTTAACATACTCTCTTTGCTCTCTTGTGCATGATCAAAAAAACCAAGGTTGTCAAGCTGACGCACGAAGCCATCGGAAACGCCTGGGGAATTTCCAAACAGGCCGTTGCAAAATGGGTCAAGCTCGGTTGCCCAACCAGCTCAATTGAAGACGCGACAAAATGGCGCGACGAATACTTGCAGGCATCGGGCAAGGCCGCACCGGCGACACTCAACGAAGCACGCCTTGAAAAGACCCTGCTCGAAAGCGAACGCATTCGCGTCAGGCTCCAGCAAGACCGAGGCGAACTTGTGGAGATCGCCGCCGTCCGCGAAGCTGGCATCCGCATCGGCGCGATCTTCTCGGCAAAACTTGCGGCATTGGTGAACGACGCATCGGGCGCGTTGGCAGGGCTGGACGAGTCAACCTTGCGGAAGAAGTTGCACGAGCGCACGCAGTCGATCCTTGCCGAGATCCGAAATGAGCTTGAAAAGGTATAACCAAAGAACTGAGGAACAAATTGAACTCGAAAGGGTATAAATTATGAACTACGAAACACGCACAACAAAAATGATAGTCGGAGTCAAAGGCCAACAGATATTTGACGACAGCGTCACCGAGATCGAGATCGTTGACGAGGCCGCTGGGGAGTTCTTGGAAGTCAGCCAAGAAGGCGGCAAGCTTCGCTTCGACGCAGAGGAGTGGCCGCACGTCCGCGACGCCGTCGAGAAGATGTTCAAGATGTGCCGAAATTATGACTAAACGCGAACTCTGGAAAATATACGCCAAGCGAAATCCATCATTCGACGGCGAAGGCAACGTGACGCTGTCAGCTGCCGGGCTTCGCAAGATGTTTGAAACAACGTGGGAAGTTGCCATGTATGACGGAGAAGAAGAGCCGAGTTCTAAACAACCGGCGTCTCCGAATATCGATGCGCTCAAACATATTTTTGGAATGCGATGAACCCACTCGCACAAGGCATCCGCGAAGGCATCAAGCTCGCGTTCGACGGAACAATTTTAGACTGGGCATCCGACCACGTCAGCTTTCCAAACTCCGACCGCGCCTCGCGATTTGATCCGTCGGTTGCGCCGTGGCTCAACGCGCCGTTGCTAGCCGCAAGCGACGACGAAACGACGCAGGTATTCCTCCGCGCTCCGACTGGGGGCGGGAAGACTACCATGATGGAAACGCTCGCCTGTTTTATTGTTGCACAAAAGCCTGGGCCTACGCTTTTCGTGGGACAGACTGACGACATGGTCAAGGACTGGACGGAGTCGCGATTGCTTCCGATCTTCAACGAATGCCAGCCGGTCAAAGACCTATTCCCAGAAGACCGCCATTCCCTCAGAAAAACGACTATACTTTTCCCGCATATGGTATTGTTCGCAGGGGGCGCAAACATGACCAACCTTCAAGAAAAATCGATGCGTTACTGCGTTGGTGATGAGGTCTGGAGATGGAAATCGGGCATGATAAAAGAACTCAAGGCTCGACACCACGACCGCTGGAACCGCAAAACGCTCTTGGTCTCGCAGGGATGGGACGCAGGACATGAGGCAGACGCCGAATGGGACAGCGGAACGCGAGAAGTGTGGGGCTGGACGTGTTCCCAATGTGGGAACTGGCAACGTTACTTGTTCGATCAGATCGAATATGTGACCGAGCGTGACGAAAAAGGCGGCATACTTTGGGACAAGGTGCAGGACTCGGTGCGAATGAAGTGCGAGCACTGCGAAACGCGCTATAAAGACGACGCAAGCACTAGACGAAACCTTGCAAATACTGCAACTTACCGTGCACTTAACCCACATCCGGTGCGCGGTCATCGCTCGTTTGAATATCCGGCTTACGCCGTCTGGTGGATTCCTTGGTTCTCGATTGCGAAAGAGTGGATCGAAGCCAACGAAGCCAAGTCATCTGGCAACTTGGAGCCGTTAAAACAATTTATCCAGAAGCGCAAGGCGCAGACTTGGCAAGACGAAGTCACGAGCGACTTGCCAGAAATAACAACAGGCGACTACGCGAAGGCGGAATATCTGGAGGGGCAGAAAATCGACGGAGAGCACAGACGCTTTATGTGCGTCGATAAACAGCGCGACCACTTCTGGTGCGTCGTCCGCGCCTTCCGAGTTGATGGATCATCAATGCTTCTGCATGAGTCGCGTCCGCTGACTTGGGAGACGCTCGACGCCATACAACAGCAGTTCGACGTAGTGCCGAGGTGCGTTGTGGTGGATGCTGGTTATGATACGCCGCTGGTCTACGAGCAATGTGCTCGACGTGGCTGGACGGCTTCGCACGGTTCGGGACAGGACGGCTTTTATCACATCGACGGCGGCAGGCGCACTCGGCGTTTTGTTTCTAAAATCGAAGGAGCGCAAGCCGGATCGGACGGACTCAAGTGCGCGTATTTCTTTTTCTCCAACGAAGGGATCAAAGACAAGTTGGCTTCACTTCGCCAGGCTGACGCCACGCCGAAGTGGGAAGTTGCGCGGGATGTGTCCGAAGACTATCGCAAGCAGATGTTGTCGGAGATGAAGAAGGACGTGACCAACTCCAAGACCAAGCAAGTCGAACAGCGATGGGTGCGCATCGGCGGACGGCCGAACCACCTTTGGGATTGTGAATGTATCGCGCTCGCGTCCGCTATGCTTGCAGGCGTTTTGCCGATAGGTGCGGAGAGCTAGGTTTTAAGCGGCTCCGACAAGGGCGAAAAATAATTTTATTTTTTTCTTTTCAAAAATTAAAAAAGCGTAGATATTTGAAACATCGAAGGGCAAGAAGCCCGACGAAGAAAACCTAAAAAGAAAAAACAAAATGAAAACAGGAATCAACAAAGACGGCACACTCCAACCCCAGATCACAGTTACGCGTTACAGCGGAACGATTGTTGATCGATACAATGTCTACATTGAATGTGCTAATGATGGAAAAGGTGGAGACATCACCCGCAACGGAGAGCCACTAAAAACTTTAGAAGAGTGGATTAATTCTTAACCCAACCGGCGCGGGTTCAATCCCCGCGCCTTTTCTTTTGACACTTCCACAAAAGTAACAACACCCGCGACGCCTCTCCACGGAAGCGCACCAATGCGGGTTATCTTTTTGACATCGCCAACATTTAAATGGCGATGAACAAAACATTCTTTGGGCTGCCGGTTGCGACCTTGCAAGAATTGCAGGGCGATTTCACGGCTTGCTTGAAGGCAATAGCCGTTGCAGGTGCGTCGTATAGCATCGCAGGGCGCTCGTTCACTCGCGCTAATCTTGCCGAGGTCGCGCAGACTATCAAGGAACTGCAAGCCGCTATTGACAACGCTAGCGGGAATAGGGTATCACGCTACACACCGACCTTCCCAACACAGAGACCATGACGCAAGACCTACTTACCAAAGCCATTTCGTTCGTGTCTCCGAAAGCCGCGTTGGATCGCATGGTCAACCAGGCGAAGCTCCGCAACTTTGGACGTTTCGACTCAGCATTAACGAGCGAAAAGCGCGGGATCTCGCGCGGGGTGTCCGGCGGTGAAGACACAGCAGGAACTCGCGAACGCTTCGCGCTCATCCGCGCCGCTCGCGATCTCGCAGACAATTTTCCGCCTGTCCGTTCTCTCCTTCTCAAATTTGCGACCTACGTTTCCGGCCGCATCGCATACCAAGCCCGCACCGGCAACCGCGAAGCGGATACAGCCATCGAAAGATATTGGCAGAAATGGTGCAACGACTGCGACTTTCTAGGCCGTCACAATTTCACAACGCTCCTGCAACTCGCTGTAACGGCAATGCTTCGCGATGGCGATTGCGGATTTATCATCGTTCGCGACCGCGAAGATTTGAAGCTGCAAAGCGTAGAAGCCGACCGCATCGGATCGCCTTACGACAGAACAGATACCGACAAATACATTGGCGGAATAAATGTTGACGACTATGGAAGACCCGTTTCATATACTATTTTCACGCGCACTATCAACAACCAGTATATTTCTCCTGTTGATATTGTTGCAAAAGAGTTTATCCACTTGTTCGACGCAGCGCGACTTGACGAATATCGTGGGCGAAGTGCTTTCGCTACTGCGCTAAACGCAACGAGAGACTTGCAGGAGGCGATAAAAGCCGAGGTGCAAGCGATTAAATACGCTAGCTATCAGAGCGGCGTCATTACGACCGAGAGCGGAGCGGCAGACGCTGGCGACTACTTCGCACGCGGCAACTCAAACGATCAAGGACAGGTCGCACGCCTTCAGTCGCTCGATCCTGGCACGGTCAACTATCTATCCGCAGGCGAGAAGATGGAAATGTTCAAGTCGGACAGACCGACCGGAGCATTCGGAGAGTTCATCCGCCTTGTTCAAGCGCACATTTGCATGGCAGTCGGCTTGCCTTACGGCTTCGCATTCGACGCCGACAAGTCGGGGCCAATGGCAAGGATGGAGGCCGCGATGGCCGAGCGAACATTTCTTCGGTGGCGTGGACTCTTGGAAGGTCAGTTTTTAAACCGAATCAAGAATGTTATCCTTCTCGACGCCGCTTCGCGCGGACTCATTCCAGATTCCGAATACCTGCTCGATGGCCGCTGGTGCTGGCCTGCCAAGGTAAGCATTGATTACGGACGCGAAGCCAATGCCGATATTGCGCTTTGGAAAGCTGGATTGAAGACTGCCGGTCAAATCTACAGCGACATGGGAGAGGATTACGAAGAGGCACTCCGCGCACGGGCGAAGGAAGCGAATATGATCAAGGAACTTGGTCAAGAGTTCGACGTTAAACCTTCGCGCATTTCGGATTCAGTTCCAACAAGCACGTCCGACTCGATTGAAAAAATTCCTCCGCTCATCGAAAGCATCGGCGCAAATGGAACATTTGCAGTTTCAACGATTCTCTCTCAACTCGCTTCAGGCGGATTAACTTCCGAACAAGTTGCAGTTATCTTGCGCGTTGTATTTGGAATGGACGAGGAGAGCGCGGATGAATTAACGCGATCACAAGCACCAAAACCGCAACCGCAACAAAAGCCGGAGGAACTTTCCTCACTTGCAGACGAGAACAAGCCAAGCAAGGGAATGGTCGAGGAGGCCGCTCGTGGCTTGGAATGGCGCAGGAAATACAACCGAGGAGGAACCGAGGTCGGAGTTGCACGCGCTCGCGACATTTCTAACGGCAAGAATCTTTCGGACGATACCGTTAAAAGAATGCACTCATTTTTTTCACGTCATGAAGTCGATAAAAAGGGGCAGGGCTTTACACCAGATGAAGACGGCTTCCCATCCCCAGGCCGCATTGCATGGGCATTGTGGGGCGGAGACGCTGGGCAGACTTGGGCGGCTGACAAGGTCAAAGGGATGCAAGCATCGCAACCCGAACAAATAAAAGTCTCGCTCGCCGTTCGCGATCCGTTCGGACGCATTACCGGCTTTGAAACAAAACACGAGCTTGTCATGCCGACGCCAGAAAAAGACGAAGAGCAAGACGACTTCATAGGACGCTGCATGGTGAGCGGAACGATGACGAGCGAATATCCAGACGAGAGCCAGCGCGTAGCCGTATGCTCTGCACAATGGGAGAAAAAATAATGATCACACACGGAATTGCACTCGAAGCAAAAAAGGCACTCATCACCGGCGTCCATCAACCCAGCGATGAATATCGGATCGCGCTCTACAGCGCATCGGCCAAGATCGGGCCGACAACAAAAGCCTACACAACCGAAGGCGAGATCAAAGGCATTGGCTACACCGCAGGGGGCGTAGCACTCAAGGGGCATCGAACAGGCATCATCGGAAAGAATGCCTTTATAACATTCGATGACGTTGTCCTAAAATCTGCAACATTCGCGGCAGCGGGAGCGATGATCTACAACGCCAGCAAAGGCAACGCAACCTTGTGCGTCCTAAATCTCGGAGCCGAGCGGCACGTCTACGACGGCGCATTTGAACTCAAGTTCCCCAAGCCAACCGAAACCAGCGCATTGATTCTTTTAGCTTAAATATGAAACCAACCAACCCAATCGTGATCGACGGCAAGACCTACGATCTTTACACAATGACGCTCGCAACAGCGAGTCGCTACAACTCGCCAGACCAGCAGGACGCGAGCGTGGTTCTCACCCTCACGCCTACACGCTTTGAAGGCGACCAAGTGGAGCAGTCGCAAGAAAACAATCGCACGATTCTTTTCGGTTCGCTCGCCTCCGCTTCGCAACCAGCAATCGTCGCGGTCGATGAAGTATCCGCCGCAATCCAAAAATTCATTTACGCGGAAGGGCTTTAAAATATGGCCGTCATCAAAGCTCAAGCCTCTGGAAACTGGAGCGCCACAGGAACGTGGAGTGGCGGCGTAGTGCCGACGCTTAACGACACTGTTTATGCGAATGGGTTCACGGTCGCACTTGATCAGTCCATCGACTTGACGGGCAGCGCCGTGGACACTAGCGGCTCGTTTATTCCAGGCCAAATTTACATGATCGTATCTCTCGGCACGACCAACTTTGCATTGACGGCAAACTGCATTGCACCTGGCACAAATGCAGGAACCCCGGTCGCAATCACCTCGGCAGTCGGTCAGATTTTCCAAGCGGTCAACGCTGGCACAGCGACCACCGGAACCGCTCGCAGAATGGGCGCGTTGCTAAACTACGTCAACACGCCGCTGACCATCGCCACAGGTGGGAGCTTCACGATGGCGGCAAGCTACAATATTACTGGAGCATACATCCAAGCAGGCTCCGCAAACTGCTTGACGGTCTCCTCCGCAGCAAGCTCAACATTGGCCGGATGCCACGCTACAGGATCGGCGTTTACGCTCTCAACTCGCGCAATATCGTTCAGTTCTAGCGGCACTCTCACGCTCAACGGCATCGTTGCTATCGGCGGTAGGGTTGCGGGAACAACGGCGGTCAACGGAGCGCACGCGATTGAATCCACATCGGCAGCAGGCACGATTGCATTTACAAATGCTAGCACGCTGACGGGAGGGAACGTCTTATTGGGGGGGGCTGTAAATAACGCTTCGACAGGCCCGATCACGGTTACATCCAGCACGGTAACAGGCGGGGGCGGGGCAAATGCCATCTTTAACAGCTCAACAGGCACGGTTACGGTTACATCTACGACAATCACGGGCGGGAGTGTTTCTTCGGCTATATCCAACACCTCAACTGGCACAATCACGGCTATATCTAGCACCCTTACGGGCGGAAGTGGGGGGGCCGCCATCTTCAACGGATCGACAGGCACGGTCACAGCTACATCCAGCACCGTTACGGGTGGGAGCGTAGCTGGGGTCAACGGAATAAACAACTCCACCACCGGAACGGTCACATTGACATCAACCACGGTAACAGGCGGGAGCAACGCGACCGCCTACGGAATCAACAACCAAAGCACAGGCCCAGTCACGATCACGGGAGATGTGACGGCATCAACCGCCCCAGGCGTTTTAAACGGAAGCACCGGCACAGTTACGATCACAGGAACACTAACTCCGACAACCGCTGTCCACGCGCTCCAATGCACCAACACGACAGGCGCGGTCATTACTTTGAGC